AATAGAATAAGTTGGGAACCGGACAAAGAAACTTTTCAAGAGTTCAAACAGAGGCGTAGTGCTTCTTCGGGGGTATCCGGAATGGGGCAGAAAAAACGAGAAGGCACCGGCAAGAAAAATCTGTCTGAGCTTCGGGAGAAAGCTTTACAGAGAGCAAACAATACTTGTGAATGGCCGAGTTGCAATTCTAAAAAATGGCTAGAGATGGCGCACTTAAAAGCAAAGGGTATGGGTGGAGCAAACAGAGACATATCTGACGACCCTATGAATGTATGTATGTTGTGTAAGCATCATCATGACATCTTTGATGGTAGACAACAAGTTGGTTCCCAACGCGAGTATACTGAACTCTTAAAGGGATTTCTTGTGTTACAGTGGAGAGTGAAATGAGTGATGTGTACAGTGAACTTAAAGAGTTCAATCCGAAAGCAATGATAATTCACGACTTTGAAGAAGCATACCTTGGTTACTCTTCAGACGGTAAAGCAATCTATGATTTTTATACAATGTTGGATTTAGTTATTGATGGTATCTACGAAGACGCAGAAGAAGAGATAACGGAAGAGCAAGCTTATAGCGAGGCTTACTTACATCTTGACTCTAATATTGTCAATGCCTCTGCAAGTGAACACACTCCAATAATTATGTATAAAGAACTTTATGAATAACAAGTATGTTCCTAAACTTCCTGCTCTGCACGAGGGACAACTTAAAGTAGCAAAATCCGAAGCTCGTTGGAAAATTTTATGTGCAGGTAGACGATTTGGTAAAACAAGACTAGGTGTTCAAATGTGTTTAGAAGTAGCACTTAGAGGTGGTAGGGCTTGGTGGGTTGCTCCTACATTTTCTATTGCTAGAGTTGGTTGGAGAGATATTGCAGCTTCAGCAAAATCATTCCCTAGAGAAATAGAACCTACTGTATCTTTAGCTAACATGCAAATTGATTTAGCTAACGGGGGCTCTATTGCTGTTCGTTCTGCTGATAACCCACAACGACTTCGTGGAGAAGGTCTTGATTTTTTAGTTATGGACGAGGCAGCTTTCGTTAAGCCAGAAGTGTGGCAAGAAGTTCTTAGACCTACACTTACAGAAAGAAAAGGTTCTGCTTTATTTATTAGCACTCCTATTGGAAGAAACAATTGGTTTTATGATTTGTGGGAAGTAGCAGACGAAGCAGAAAACTGGGAAAGGTTTCAATTTGCTACTACTGACAATCCTATGATTGACCCCGAAGAAGTAGAGTCTGCTAGAAAAGAAGTTGGTTCTATAGTTTTTGCTCAAGAATATTTAGCAGAGTTTGTTGATGCAGGTCAAGGTATGTTAAAGCCAGAGTGGATAAATTACTTTGCTATGGTTCCGGATGCAGCAGGAAATTTAAAATGTATAGTTGAAGGTACAGAATATTACTTGTCTGCTTTAGAAAAATTTGGAATTGTTGACTTAGCTACAACAACAAATAAAGATTCAGACTTTACTGTAATCACATCATTTGCAAGAACTCCAGACAATAGATTACTTGTTATTGATATGACTAGAGCAAAATTAGAAGGGCCAGATATAATTCCGGCGATAAAACGCGCAATGGATAAAAATAAGCTAAAATATGTAGGTATAGAACGCCAAGGTTTCCAAACTGCGATAATCCAGATGGCGCAACGAGCTGGTATTCGGGTTAAAAACCTTAAAACGGATAAAGATAAAGTTACACGCGCACTGCCTTTATCTGCCCGAATGGAATCGGGGGATGTATTTTTATTGAGAGATACGCATTGGCTTCCAGAGGTTGAGAGAGAATTAATGACTTTTCCAGCAGGAGCTCATGATGACATCATTGATACATTATCTTATGGTGTTCAAATGTTACAAGAAGCAAGAAGCTGGAGCGCGTATTAATGGCCGAAGATAAATCAAGATTTTCAAAAGCATTAGATTGGTTGAATGCACCAACTGATGCAAGAGTTCGTAGAGAACAAAAAGGTTTACTTGTAAACCAATCAGAGTATTCATATTTAAATCAATCAGTAATGGGTTACAATACCCAGTCTGGTTATTTTGACCACAAAAAATTAGCAGAACTAGGAGACGGCACAGGAAACTCTGCTGTTATTGCATGTCTTAATGTTTTAGCAACCTCATTCGCAGAACCTGGACTTTTAGTAGCAACAAGAAATGCTGAAGGTGATTATGCACAAGATATGAATCATCCAATGGCTAGATTATTTAGAAAACCAAATCCTTACATGACACAACAGTTATTAGCTAACTATATTGTTACTTCTTTAAATGCAAACGGCGATGCTTTTATTTATAAAAATAGAAATCAAAGAGGACAAGTTGTAGAATTAGTTCCTTTAATGCCTCACTTAGTAGAAGCTAAAGGTAACGAAAACGAACTTATTACACATTTTGATTATCAACCACAAGGTGGTATGCAGGGTGAAGATTCTGTAAAGATAGAAAAAAAAGATATGATTCATTTACGCCAAAATGTTGACCCAAATAACATGAGGCGAGGTCTTGCTCCGCTTAGAGGCGTTCTAAGGGAAATAGCAGGAGACGAAGCCGCAGGACAATACACTGCTGCTTTGTTGCACAATATGGCAGTACCCGGAGTAATTCTCTCTCCAAGAGATGACCAAATGGGTGGGCCAACAAGAGAAGAAGCCGAAGCTATTGCTGATATGTATAAGCAAAAGTTTGGGGGTAAGAACAGAGGTGCTCCTATGGTCTTATCCGGTGCTATGAATGTAGAAATCGTTTCTTTCTCACCAGACCAAATGAAGTTGGCAGAATTAAGAAGAATACCAGAAGAAAGAGTTTCAGCGGTACTTGGCGTTCCAGCTATTCTCGCAGGACTCGGTGCTGGTCTTGATTCGGCAACTTATTCAAATACGAAAGAACTGAGAGAGTTCTTTACAGAGTCTAAACTAGTTCCAATGTGGAACATGGTTGCGCAAGATTTGACTCATCAATTGTTACGACCAGAGTTTGACAGTAGTGATAACGAATACGCAGAATTTGATATTTCTAATGTTAGAGCTTTAGCTGATGACAAAGACAATCTCTATAAACGCATGAACACTGCTGTACAAGGGGGTTGGGTAACAATTGGCGAAGCAAGAAAAGTTGTAGGACTAGAGGCTGATAATAGACATGATGTTTATTTAAGACCTCTTAACATGATTCAAGTTACAGAAGATGGTTCGCCACTTCTTAATGATAATCCTACAGATAAACCTGCTCCGGCAAATAACAATGATGATGAAGAAAGCAAACTAACAAGTATAGACTTATCTCCAGAAGTACAAAGAACAGAAGAAGTATTGACTACACCTACAAGACTTGACAATGATAAAGTTGCAGTTGGTAAAGATATCTTTGACAATCCGGGCGAAGCTATTGAAAGGTCTAAAGAATTAAGTTGTTCTCTTGGTGTACATAGTCATGAAGTAAACGGCAAAGAAGTCTTTATGCCTTGTAAGACACATGAAGAATATGAAGAAGCTGTCAGTAAACCTAAAAAGTCTAAAGACATTGAGGAATTAAAAGTCTCTTTAGAAGAAGCTGAAACAATGTACGAAAAAGGAGACAAACTGAATAGTCCAGAAGAAAAAGCACCAGATAAAGTTACAAACTTTCCAAAAAGTGGAGATAATCAGAAAATAAGCTTATCTAACTCACAACATAAACAATTTCCTAGTCACGCTTATGTTAAAGATTTAAAAGAGAACTGGCCAGAAATTTGGAGAAGAGCAGGTACCGGTGGTAATCCTCCTACTTCATTTACTGGTAACGATGCTTTCAATAGATGGACAGCTTACAAAGGCGGAGATAGAAGCGAATCAGTTCTTAACTGGGTTAAGAGAAGAGAACGCTTTATGAATCGTCACAAGAAGAATAACAGACTTAACGGAACTATTGCCGTTATGAAATGGGGCGGAGTAACTGCTGGTGGTGTGTCCCAAATGAAATCAGTTGTTAATGATTACAAAAAAGTTATTAGAGAGCGTAGAAAAAAGTCACTCAATATAGCTGAAGAGTATTTGTTAAAAGCAGTATCTGGTCGAGTTAGAACTGCGCTTACTAACAAAGTAAAAGACCACAACGATAAAAATCCAAAACATCGTGCAACACTTCGTATGCTAATTGCTGTATTTAACAGAGGAGTTGGAGCATATAGAACTAACCCAGGTTCAGTAAGAGGTAATGTTACATCTGCTGACCAGTGGGCAATGGCCCGTGTCAACGGTTTTATAAGAGCATTAAGAACT